ATCCAATCCGCCGCGCAAATAAATATGCAGGGCAATGTATCAAGCATTTTCAGCGCAAACGGGCCAATATCATTGATAACTAAATTCGATGTGCAAGATACCACCACATTGCTACCCGTTACTGGATTGGCATTCGTCCCGGGTAGTATGCGTATCAATTTTACGGACGATGTTTGGAACGGTACTTTCTTGCAGATTAGCGACACTGAAATAACGGAAACAATTACGGATGTTATAACACTCAAAAAGTCTTAACTTAGCAGCATGGCAACACCGCGCATAGGAAATAACTTGACACTTTGGAAGATAGACGCAACATTGGGTTCTATCCCGTGGGCGTGTTCCCGTAACGTATCGCTGCAGGTCAACTTAGCACTAAGGGAAGTAACCAACTATGAGTCAAACGGATGGCAGGAGTTCAAAGAGGACTTAATGAATTGGGGGCTTAGTATTGAGGGATTAGTAATTAACGAGAATTACTCCTATTGGAAGCAGTTGCAGGATCAGAAAAATAGGCAAAGGTTCTTTTTCCAATTCATAGTGGATGAGGGCGCGAGCGGCTTTTATGTGTTTAGCGGGTATTGCTACATTACCAATATAACGCTTAACGGCCCCATGAAAGAAGTTGCGACATATTCGGCTACTTTGCAAGGAACAGGAGCCTACACCGTGAGTGATACACCTATCCCACCAAACCCAGGAACAGATATGACATACAAGACTTCTTATCAAGGAACAGGCGGCGAAACAAATTTTATTGTCCCAGATTTAATTGGATGTAACGCATTGTTATATTTTAGCCGTGGTGGGATAGATGGAACAGATATTATTGAGACAGGAACGCCAACAGGCGCGGAGGTTAAAATAGATAGAACCACAGGAACTATTTATTTAGATGCTACTAATCCTTTAGCCCCATTAGAATGGTGTAACTTCTTATTTAGGTAGTAAAATTATATTTATGATAGAAGAATGGAAAGATATAACCAATTGTGAAGGAAGATACCAAATATCATCTTTTGGGAAAGTGAAGTCATTGTCAAGAACTAGAAAATACAGAGATGGTAGATATGGAATTAGTAAAGAATTTATCTTAAAAACAGATATTAGCGGCAGGTATGCTAGAATTACAATAGCAGATAATAACGGTAAAATGTTGCATCCTAGTGTACATAGACTAGTTGCCGAAGCGTTTATCCCTAATCCAGAAAATAAAGCTACCGTTAATCACAAAGACGGTAATAAACTTAATAACTGCGTTTCAAATTTAGAATGGATGACTTTTGAGGAAAATAATAATCATGCACTTGAAACTGGATTAAATAAAATAACAGGCAGTAAAAATTATAATTCTAAAATAGTATTAGACACGCAAACGGGTATTTTTTATGAATGCGCAAATGAAGCTGCTATTGCAAAAGGAATAAAAATTAACTGCTTACATTCATCTTTAAACGGTCGTAGACCAAATAAAACTTCATTAGTTTATGCGTAAATTATTATTACTACTATTGACGGTTATTTCCGTAAGTGTTTCAGCCCAATATCAGCCTAGCGGTTCTAAAGTTAGGTATATAAATGGCATCGGCCTAGGCACCAAGTCAGACGCTGCATTCGGTACGGTAGATAGCCTTGTATTGTATGCAAAGGCGGATAGTACGTTAATGTTTAAGTTTAAAGGTACTGCTAGGGCTTTGGCTTATGCTGCAAATAGTATAACTAATCAAATAGGCGGAAATTTATCTACTCAAACCGCAAAATTCAGAATATCAGATACTGCAAGAGCAAAGACTCTAAGGTCTGATAATGCTTTTATAGACACTTCTCTTTATGCAGCAACAATTACTGCTGCAAGTGCTTTTGTTGCCGCATCTGATGGGGTAGCTGTTAATGTGACTAATAATGCTGCCACTTTTACTACTTTAGAGGTAAAAAATAACGGTTCAGGCAATTTAGCGACATTTTATAATAATACAAATACAGGGGTAGTTATAACTAATAGTGGTAATATTTATCCTCAAACTATAAGTGTTGGTAATTCAAGCACAGATGGCTTTCAAGCTAATATCTTAGGGTCATTGCCGTTAAAACTTACAAGTAACAATACTGCAAATGTTTCTACATTTGGGGGTGTTCAACTTTATAGACAAACTAATACAGTTGGGAATGGTTTTGGTATTGTTTTAGGGATGCAAAACAGTTCAAATGTAAATACTGAAACAGGGTATATCGGGACAATTATTACAACAAATACTGCTAGTTCAGAAAGCGGCGATTTAGTTTTTTACACAACTTTAGCCGGTACTCCAAGAAACGAAAGATTGCGAATAATATCTTCCGGGGACATAAATCTAACTTCACTAGGAACAGGTACGGTTTACTCAAATAGTGGAACGTTAACAAATACAGACCCCTCCGATAGCACAATCAAGAATACAATTAAAGCACACAAATACGGGCTAGCAGAGATATTAAAACTTCAACCAAAGTCATTCTACTACAATAGTGATAGTTCTAAGTCAAGTCTTAAATATGGATTTATTGCGCAAGATGTTCAAAAGATAATGCCGGACATGGTGCGAAAAATTAACCCTAAAGATGAAAATAGCAAACTAGGGTTAGAAAGTCAGGGTATTTATGTTACTTTGGTAAAAGCTATCCAAGAACAACAGGCCATCATTGATGACCTTAAAAAGCGTATAATCGCACTAGAAAACAAATGACAAAGACAGAAAAAATAATATTAGCCATTGCATTGATTGTGTGGGTGTTATTACTTAGCGTATAAATTTCGGTGTTTTTCACATATTTTTTTAATTTAAATTTGCTTATATTATGAAACAGACAATTATTAGTGAACTATTGACAAGGTTAAAGAGCGAAAGCCCAACCTTATTTAAAAAGCTGCAACTGCTATTTTTTAGCCTTGCAGGAATAGTCATTGCTTTAATCCTTGTTCAGCCATTAGGGTTGAACCTACACGGTTTTGAAGTGTACACTAATTGGAATACTGTAATGGTATTACTTGGCTTTGCAGGGGTTAATATGCTACCTGTATCTAATCCAAAAGTATTGGACAAGCCATTGAGCGAAGATGCCCCAACCGATCCTGACAAACCAAGACCAAAACCTGGTCAATAGTGAAAACCAATAACATTATATGGCCGTCTGTTATGCTTCTCACTCTATTTATGGGTGAGTTGCATAACTTTTTTGGTTCAATTTATTTGAACGAGAAAGCATGGTTTTTGTTTTCTGACATCAAGCAAGATGTTCAATGGTACGTTAAAGACACTGCGGAAGCGTTGACTTGGATTATTTTCTTGTCTGCATGGTATTGCAGGGAGCGCAGGCGTTCCCACTTTTGGAGCAATTTTATACTAGCTTTCCTTATATTTCGCATCATTGACTTAACTTTGTATTGGGTTAATCACAGGCATTTGTCTGCTATTTACCTTATTACTTATCTGTCAATCGTTATCTATGGAGGGCTTATGTATGGCAAATACAGAAAATAGTCAGGAAATGAAAAAACCAGTAGAGATTTGGCAACTTGTCGTGGCCGTTATCGCCGTAGTTATAAGCGTTATAACCGCGTCTAGTATGTACGCAGCATCCATTAGAGATGATGCCGCTAAGCAAGCTGCACAGACGGAAAACCATGAAGTAAGAATCAAGCAACTGGAGCAAGAACGACAGGAAACAAAGAACGACATACGCGAAATGAAAAACGATATAAGGGAAACTTTATTGATATTGAGGGACAAGCAAGATCGTAAGTAATGTATAGCACAAATAGCATTTTAGTTACCATTTTAGCGGTCATCATTGGATTGGTGGCCGTTTCTGTTTCCGTTAAGTTCCTATCCGGTGTGGTGGGCAAGATAGCGGGAGAGAAAAAAGGACTTATCCAAGTAGTAGTCTTTGGCTTTGCTTGTCTGCTATCCGTGTACGTTGTGGATAAGGTGGTGGCGTTTAAGATTAATATTTTAAGCGAGGCGGAAAGTGTGGGGATATTTAATTTTGTAAAGGATGTTACCTTACTTGTCTTCGGTTTTTACTTCGCGGCCTCAAAAAAGGGTGAAGCCTAACTAGGTTACAAGCTAGTTATAACAATTAAAGGAAATTAAACTAAATAAAATAATATATTGCGCTTGCGCTTTATTTGGTAGTTTGGAATATGTTGAATAAATTAGCCGCACACAAATACAAACACTATGACACAAGAACAAAATGACGCAATTGATAGGCATTTAGAAAAATACCTATCTTACTATTTAGGCATTATATCTGGCCTTATTTACGGATTTCTAACATTTTAACACTATGACACAACACAATGACAAATCTTGGGGATGGCACGCATTAGTCACTATCCTATTTCTGGCAATATTCTTTACTATTCTTGCGGGCTGCAACGTTGAAAAGCGCATAGCACAAGCAAAGATTGACGCAGTAGCGTTAGACCATGCCCAAAACCCATGCGCAAACGATACCACCATCCTCACAACACCGGGCGAAACCCTAGTACTAATCGATAGCATTACAACCCACACAACAGACACGCTCACGCAAACCGATACGCTCAAGACTACCATTACCATTACTAAGCACAGAACAGATACTATTGCCGTGGTGGTGGTGGATAAGCGTTTGGTCAATGACTACAAGGATAGTGTTAACCGCTATAAGCTATTAGAAGCCCATTTAAGGGGGCAATATACCCAACAGGCACAAACACTAGCCAAAGCCGAGAAAAGGGCAACAAACCTACTTATTTGGCTTTTATCACTCATTGGGGCGATTGCTATTGGTATCGTATTGTGGATTGTGATTAAAATTAGACCGTTATGATAAGCACCAAAGCCCTTGACCTAATACTAGACGCAGAAGGATGCGACTTGAAACCTAATTGGCCCGGCGGCGCAAGCGGTGTAACCTACGGCTACGGTTATGATCTAGGGTATAATCTAAGGGAACAGATACAAAAGGATTGGGCTTCACTTGTCAATGGCAATGTATTGGCATTTATGCTATCATGTTCAGGTATCAAGGGCGAACCCGCCAAGCGGTTAATCAACCCAACTACCAAGACGCTACGCATAACACAAGAAGCAGCCGAGCAAGTGTTCCAGTTGAAAACTATCCCGCGCTTCTACAATATTGCTATGGGCGCGTTCCCAGGTTTGGAGCATTGCCCAATAGACACCATTGGGGCCGTTGTGTCGTTGGTGTTCAACCGTGGGGCTGCAATGGGCGTAGAAGGCCAGCCGTCATGGGATAGTAGGCGCGAAATGCGCGAACTACGGGCGGCCATTGAAGTACAAGACCTACAAGGCGCAGCAGATGCCATCAGGCGCATGAAGCGGCTTTGGGTGGGCAAAGGATTAGATGGACTGATAACGCGCCGCGAGAATGAAGCGCAGTTGATTGAAGGAAGTATTTTGTAACTATCTCATAGTGTTTTGAAAGGCGGGGTATCTCTATATCCTGCCTATTTTTTTGCCCATTAAATAAATGCAACAGTGTTGCAAACATTTATTTTTACGGTAAATTATTACAGTTTACTTTTGATGAAACAAAACACAAACACTATGAACAAGTTAATACCTACACAAGGCAAATGGAAAGTTGCAAGTCATAAACCATTTGACGAATATGCTACGATTATTACAACACAAGGCCGATTTTCAGGCGATTTTAGCACTATTATTGCAAGGGCTGAAGTATCTGTTTATATTTCTACCGAACAAGCTGAAGCCAACGCACTATTAATTGCGGCTGCTCCTGAATTATTGGAAGCATTGGAATTAATAGCTACTAAATTGTATTGTATTAATGATACTGTTACTGAGGATATTAGAAAAATAGCCTTAGATGCAATTAGCAAAGTAAACAAATAACCATGCTTAACCACCAAGAAATCACATTCACCCAAGCGGCTATCATTCTGTTAGAGGATGGCGGCAGTATCATTTTTACCGCGCAGAACAACAGGCAACCCGAAGAACCTGGCTTTGAGTTTGAGATTACCGACTTTAAGCAGCTATGCGAGGAATACAAGCTACTGTATCAAGATTACTACAATATTAAACTATGGGTGCCAAATGAGCATTATTCTTAAGACAATCGGGTACTACACCATTGTATTGGTGTGTATTGTAATCATAATTTACAAATCAATTAAAAACCTATTAACCAATGAATAATTTAAACCAAGAGCGTATTGAGCAAATAGAAAAGATAGCAAATAAATGGTTTGAAGAAAAAGAGTTCAATATTTATAACCATTACGATACTAGACCTGCATTTATTGAAGGCTATCAATCCGCCCTCACCAACCCTACCATATTCCAATCAGCAGGGTTAATGAGTGTTGATGAAATGGTTGATTTTTATAAATGGGCAACATTTAATAAATGGGAATTGTGGTGTCACACTAATTGGGTAAACAAAAATCATACAGGAGTATTAACAACCACCGAACTATTAACCATATTCAGAAATCAAAATAAATAAACCAAACCATAAAATAAAAGTTATGACACAGAAGTTTAGAAAAAGACCTGTAATTATTGAAGCGGAACAGTTTGTAGTATGGGATTTGAAGAAAATACCCCCATTTATTGAATTACAAGGCGTTAAATTCCCTGTTTACAAGAATGACAATCAAGAACCTTATTTAGTTATTCCAACGCTAGAAGGGCAGCATATTGCTTCAAATCTTGATTATATCATTAAAGGGATTGAAGGCGAATTATACCCATGCAAACCAAATATTTTTGAAAATACCTACGAAAAGGTAACCTAACCCCTAACCAATCAAACATGGAAAAGCAAATAACAACGGTGTATCGTGAAGCATTGGAAAAAATACTGTACATAATCAAAGATGATACATTAGATATAGCGCAAACAATTGATTTTGCAGAAGAAACCGCCCAACAAGCCCTATCCAAAGCAGAAGATAGGGGGGAAGTGATTAAGATAGAATGCACTAACAATTTCTACCCCGCTAGTTGTGATTCTTGTGGATGGTTTGGAAGTAGTGAACTTTTAGAAGGATGCCACCAAATAGCAGACACAGGAGATTATTCAGACCCACTATGCCCTGTATGTTTTTCTAATAAAGTAGAAGAATGCGAAAGTAGTATTGATTTTCAGGAACTAAAAAGCTATTATGACTTAGCGATTAATAAATTGAAACTTTCTGTAAAAGCAATTGAAGAATATAGCTTAGAAAAGTATTTTAACGATGCCCCACAACCCACAAATAGTTTGGATGAATTGGAAAGTTGGGCATCTGAAACAGATGGGGTAGACCCAAATAGCCATGCGGGATTATTGTGGAATAGTCTACTAGCCAAAATCCAATCCCTAAAAACCATTACCCCCTAAACCATAAACCATGTACCCCTCAATAAAAGAACGCATCCAAGAGCGCACACCCGAAGCGGATAAGGTATTTAAACAAGCGTATATCAGGGAACTGATTGACCTATGGGACAACCACGAACTAACCCTTAGCCGATTGACAGAGATACTTAATGAGGACGCTTATAATCATTATAAACCCAACCATGAACTACATTAAAGACCATATTGGATGGATCGTAGTATTAGCTATTTACCTATCTGGTATCGCATGGCTTACATACGCCTACCGCCAAGCACCAACAGAAGAACAAGACACCGATTATCCACAAATAGATGATTTATACTAGCATGGAAAGATACATAAGTTTTTCTGGCGGTGTTGAAAGTACAACAATGTGTATTCTTTACGGTGCAGATGCTAAAGGTATTTGGGCAGATACGGGTAGCGAACATAAAAAAATGTATGAGCGCATTGAAACAGTAGAAAGGCAAATAAAGAAAATACATCCAGACTTTGAAATAATCAAAGTAAAAGGTTCAGCCAAGCATAAGGGCGAATGGTACAATTCATTAGAAGATTTGGCAATAGCTTATAAGTTTATGCCATCAGGTCAAGCAAGATACTGCACAAGGTACTTTAAGATTGAACCAATAGACAATTACCTAAAATCAAAAGGTAACTGTGAATCAATGATTGGATTGAATTACGATGAAGCGGCAAGTAGGGAAGGGAATTGGGGGCTTAATGAAAATGTAACCTATTTATACCCATTGGTTGATGATGGCTATACTAGGGCAGAATGCGAAGAAATACTCAATGAGCATGGACTTCATCCTAATATGCCTGTTTATATGATGCGCGGGGGGTGTCGGATGTGTTTCTTTAAATCAGAAAAAGAGTATAGGGCAATGTACCACCTAGACAAAGATGAGTTTTTTGAAGTCATGGCATTTGAAGAATCAATCCAAGACAAAAGACAAAAGTTTTACTCAATCATGGGCAACGGTAAAAGCATGAGGCAATTAATGACCGAATGCCAAAGAGAAAAATTAATGTTCAACGAAATAGAAACCCTTTATAAATCACTTAAAAAAGAAACGTCTTGCGGGGCGTTTTGCCACAGATAACTATGAAACACATTTTTAAATACGTCAAAGCCGCACGGTTCTTCCCAACCTACGCACCTACAGTTAAGCAGTTCAACAACAAGATACTTGGCACCGATGGGAGAAGGCCGGTCAAGTTCACGGATCAAGATAAGAAGGCAATAAAAATAGGATTGAGGGCAATGCTGAAAGATGCAACAACATTGCAAAAATAAATTTGTGCGGTAAAAAAATACAGTTTACATTTATATCCTAAAACAAAAACACTATGCGCACCACACTACGCCTACACAAGTTAGAGAAAGCTACTAAGATTGTAGAACTGTTACAACGTGCTTACAACAACGCCGAATCTGCTAGATCAGATATGCACCACTTTGCACACGGTAATGTACGTAACCCTATCCGTCTGTTTCAGACATACGAGGACATCAGTAACCGCCATATTTGGTGGTTGACGGTTGCCGCCAGGTTGGAACAGTATTACATTAACACTACCAAAGACTTGTTTGTTTATGAACCAGAAGCAACCTAACCTTTGCCGGACAATGATTATAAACATCATTGCACTGTATTGTATTGTTAAATTCATAATCTTTATTTGGCCATGACAACAAAAGAAAAAGCAATTGATTTAGTTTATAAATTTAGCGATTACGCTTTTTATGACCAATCAAAAGATAATGCGTATCAATTTACAGAAACTAGAGAGAGTTCTAAACAATGTGCATTAATAGCAGTAGAAAACGAATATCATTCGCTTAGAGAGCAGCTTTTTAATTTGCGGTCATGTCATGTGATTGAAAGTGAAAAAGTTTACTTAGCTAGAATTGATTTTCTTAATCAAGAAGAATCAAAAATCAAAACCGAAATAGAAAACTTATGACCACATTGACCCTATTCATAATCTACCTAGTATGCCTACGTTGGGCGTATCTTAGGACAAAACGCAGCAAATGACCGTAGCAGCCTACATCAAAACCAAAGACATACTCCAAAACACTACCCGCCGCCTTTACCGTGGCAAATGGCAGGCACTTCACAACGGCAAGTGGATTAGTGAAGCAGCATTTAAAGCTATGTACCCGCTACCTACGGTGTTAGGTGGGTGTAAGGACAATCCGGATCGAAGGAAATTATATCTATTATCATGAGCTTAAACTATTACGCCAAAGCGTACAAAAACGGACAAGAAATAAGAAGTCAATCACTTGGTTCACACCCTAAAAATTGGCGCGCTAAAGAGGGTTTAAAGGCATTATTCAACGAGATAAAGCCAATAGCTGCAAAAGATACAAATAACATTTATTACATTGAAATAACTGCAAAATGATACCACTAAACACAGGAACGCAACGATCCAAAATAAAAGAATGGATTAGACTTTATACTAAACGACTTGAAACGTATAAGGCAAAATACGGCGAAAAGTCATTTAAGTATAAGCACCATAAAAGCCTAATAAGCCATAAAATAAAGGAATGGGAAAAGTTATTGGTAACTACTGAAAACCATCCTAGAAAAGCCGCTATTGCAAAGAAAATAATATCTAGGACTGAATACGCACACGGCGTTAAAATATTCGGTCAACTAAAAAAAGGCGGTTACCAGCAAGTGACTGAAAATTTACCTTGTCATTTTGTTTGCAAATACCTAGTTGAAGCATCTTTAATTATTGTTAGTCATAAGCCATTAGGAATTGGCCGGGATGCGGTTTATAATCGTAGGGCCAAAATAAATAAATGGCTGCAAGAATCAGACGCAAATAGAAAGCAATACACCGATTATAAGAAATCCATGGACGCTTATGTTAATACAATATCTGCAACACTATTGCAAAAATAAATTTTTACGGTAATTAATTAACGCATACTTTTATAAAAACAAACACTATGAATCGTTCTGAAACTATTACCAAACTAGCCGCATCCCTAGTAAAAGCGCAGTCCGAAATGGGCAACGCGGTAAAGGATGCAAATAACCCATTTTTTAAGTCAAAGTATGCGGACCTTAACAGTGTTAGGGAAGCATCATTGCCCATCCTCAACAAGAATGGTATTAGCGTTATTCAGCCTACTTGTGTAGTGGATAGCATTAACTATGTAGAAACAATCCTATTGCACGAATCTGGCGAGTTTATTAGCAGCTTGACGCAGATAGTAGCAGCCAAGCCAAATGACGCTCAATCGCATGGCAGTGGCCTTAGTTACGCTAGACGCTACGCATTGCAAAGTATCTGCAATATTGGTGCGGAAGATGATGACGCAAATAAGGCCGTAGGAAATAAACCAATTGATCCGAGCGCAACAGTTGCAGCGATTGAAGCTGCAAAGTCTAGGGTAGAACTAGAAAAGGTTTGGGGTACATTGGACGCTCCAACCAGGTGTAATGAATTAGTAGTGGCGGCCTTTAAAAAAGGTGCTGAAAAATTTCCATCTGAAAAGAAAAAGTAGTAACTTAGCCTAAGCGTCTGGAAGCGCGATTATTAACTTATTTGGGCTATCACTTTATAAATGTCTTCCAGCATTTATCTTGTTTTAGCCCATTTTTTATTATGAAACCTGTTAATTATTTAGGCCGTTATCTAGTTTATCCAAATGGTAAAATTTACAGTATTTGGTATAAAAGATTTTTAAAAGATTTGATTAATGATAAAGGTTATTGCAAAATTGATATTTGCATAAACAATAAAAAAACAACATCATTAGTGCATAGGATTATAGCTGAATGCTGGATTGAAAATGTTGACAATAAATTAGAAGTTAATCATATTAACGGCGTTAAATCAGATAACAGGATTGAGAATTTAGAATGGTGTACAAGGACAGAAAATAATCGACACGCATGGAAAACAGGACTAAGCAAAAGTTCTGAAAAGCAGCGATTGTCTGCAAGTAAATTAGTATTGAATACTCAAACAGGAATATTTTATAATTCAGCCAAAGAAGCATCTAAAACTATTGGCATGAAATATTCTACCTTTAAAAATAAATTGAACAATTATCACCCTAACGATACAAACTTTATTTATGCCTAACCTAGACCCCATCCAACAACACCACATAGAGAACTACGGCCTACACCAAGCGCAGCCGTTAGCATCAGCACGCAGCGCAGCGGGGGAACGCGCAAAGGAATATAACGACCACTGCCAGCGGATGGAAGCTGACCCAGAGTATAGGATGAAATGGGAGCAGCGTGAGAAAGACATGGAAGAAGCTAAAAAACGTAATTACTACTACTAAAAATATAATTTATGAGAGTACTTTGTATTGATGCAAGTAATCACCCAAGTTCAAAAGCACCTTGCGATTTAGTTGAAGGTCAAATTTATACTGTAATTAGCGAAGATGAAGCAATAGACGTTTATGGAAAAATAGAAATGTGCTATTCTTTAGAAGGTACAGATCAATTTTATGCTTACGCTAAAAGCCATTTTATTCCAGTATCTGATATTGACGAAACAGAAATGGTAAGAGAACTACAAACTGTAAAGCAAGACTAATGCATTACGAAACCGCAGCCCAATACCGCCGCGACCTGCATCGCGAAGTCAACAACGCGCTTGACATAGTGCCACATGATACTTTGTTCCGTCAACAATTGTACAAGTCAATTTGCAGCATTGCGCACTCACTGCCGTTGGATGTGGCGGAACGCATCAGAAGCGAAGTATTTGAAATGGTAAACAATAAACTAAAACCAATAAACAATAACTAAAATGAGTTACGCATCACAATTAAAAGAAATGGCAGTTCCTGCCCCGCATGACATTTCAAAAGATGTTGCATTGTCAATATTTAATGGCTATGCTCATCATGACCACATTAAAATAGTAAAGGATTTAATTACTGAATTACTAAGGCTTAGGTATGAAAGTGAAAAAGAAGCATCAAGTACCTTATCGCGATTGACAGAAGAACATGATACTATCTGCAAGGGCAATGCATATTTACACAATTTAAACAACCAATAAACAACACAAAATGAGCGACAACAAGCTACCCGAAGGGATTAGGTATTTCGAGAAACACGCTAACGCCCCCGACTTTGTAATTGATTCGTTAGTCATTACAATTGATGACCTCAACGCATTCGTACAAAACAACCCCGATGTACTTACGGAGTATCAAGGTAAGAAACAACTTAAGCTGCAAAGGCTACGATCAAAACAAGGAAAGATTTATTTGTCTGTTGACACTTTCCAACCACAGGCGCAGCAACAGGCAGCACCATCCAACAACGGCAACCCTGGCGCAGATGAAATCGGCGATCTTCCATTCTAACCTTACCACTCGATTGGTCAGACGAGCCTAATATGAAGACCACAAGGGCCGGTACACTAACAATGTTCTAGGGTAAAGAATGACTAGCCGGCCCTTTAACTTTTAAAAACACAAACACTATGAAGAAATATACAGAAGTAAATGTTTATGATGCAGCCGTAAAACGGATTGACTTCATATTTAAAAACTTTGAGCGCATTTATTTGTCATTTTCAGGTGGTAAGGATAGCGGAGTTATGCTTAACCTTACACTTGAGTATATGAGAAAGCATGATATAAAAAACAAGATTGGAATAATGGTATTAGACAATGAAGCTAACTACGATTATTCTCTTGAATTTATGCACTCAATACTAGAAAAAAACCTTGATCTATTGGATGTGTATTGGTGTTCCCTTCCAATTACTTTGCCATGTACTGTGAGTGCATACGCAACAGAATGGCAGTGCTGGGGTGTTAATGATGAAAAAAGATGGATAAGGCCAATGGGAAAACAACCGTATGTTGTGAATATGCAAAATTGCCCTTTTGACTTCTTTGAAGAAAATATGTCTTACGATGAATTTTGGGATAAGTTTGGGGATTGGTACGGTCAAGGGAAAAGAACGGCTTGTCTAATTGGAATTAGGGCCGATGAAAGCCTTAACCGATTTAGAGCCATCATGAATGACAGAAAGGAAACTTTACACGGTCAAATGTGGACTAAAAAGAACACTAAAATAGTTTACAATTGCTACCCTATTTATGACTGGAAAACAGAAGATATTTGGGTTGCAAATGGCAAATTTGAATGGGAGTACAATGAATTGTATGATATTTTTTGGAAAGCTGGCTTATCTATACACCAAATGCGTGTTGCCTCACCATTTATGAGTGAATCAAAAAGCAGTCTTAATCTTTACCGCGTTATTGATCCTCACGTTTGGCAAACATTATGCGCTAGGGTACAAGGTGCTAACTTTATTGCCACTTATGGCAAGCAGCTAACATATCATTCCTACAAACTACCTGAAGGTCATACCTGGAAGAGCTTTGTTAAGTTCCTTTTAGATACTCTCCCTAAAGAGGTTGCAGAAAATTTTAAGATGCGCTTTATCCAATCATTCAAATATTGGGGTAGGGTAGGGCGCGGATTAAGTGAAAAAACCATAAAAGAACTAAGAGAAAATGGCATCCATTTTTACGAAAATGGCAAAACCGTTCACGGCGGCAAAACAAAAACAAGGGTTGTGATAAAATCATATCCAGACCATTTGGATATGCTTTCTTGTGGCAACGGAGAGGTAGCTAGTTGGAAAAGGTTTGCAATAACTATCCTTAAAAATGACCATACTTGTAAGTATATGGGATTGGCTCCAACTAAAGAGCAAGCCGTTAGGCAACGTCAAATAATGGAAAAGTATAAAGATTTATAAAATAAATTTGTTCGGTAAAAAATTACCGCTTACATTTAATAAACAAAAAAACAAACACTATGAAAATTGTAAGAATTAACGAGTTAATCGACACAGAAAGGGAAGTAAAAGGTATTGGCTTTACAAGCATTAGAGCCTTACTTAAAAAAGACAACATGGGTTTTTCAATGCACAAGACTATAATCCCTAAAGGTGGCCCTTATAATTGGCATTACAAAAACCATCTTGAAGCATGCTATTGTATCAAAGGTTCAGGGATTGTTACGGAAGTTAGCACCGGAATTAGTACATTAATTACAACTGATGTAGTTTATGTATTGGATAACTACGATAACATGACTTTTGAGGCATTGGAAGATGTTGTTTTAATTTCCGTATTCAATCCGCCTGTTACTGGGATGGAAGTACATAAGGAAGATGGAAGTTATGATCTAGATATTTCAGATTTATTAGAATCAAACAAGACTATTGCGCATGATATTGTTAGGTTTGTAAATGAATCTAGTAATATTTATGATGCAGTTGAATACGTAGAATCAATTTTAAACGCTAAAAAATAACACTATGTCAGAATTTAAGTCACCAGTTTACAATGTTCTTTGCGTTCACATTGATAAAATACAAGCAAATGACTATAACCCAAATAAAGTAGCTCCTCCTGAAATGGCATTGCTAGAAACTTCTATTTGGGAAGATGGATACACTCAGCCAGTAGTAACGTTTTATGACAAAGAAAACGACAAATATATTGTTGTAGATGGGTTCCACAGGTATTCAATTCTAAAAACTAGCAAACGAATTTTTGATCGTGAAAATGGGATGCTTCCAGTAGTTGTTATTGACAAGGAGATTGGCGATAGGATGGCTTCTACCATTAGGCACAATAGGGCTAGAGGTTCGCACAATATTGAACTAATGAGTACAATTGTTGCAGAACTTGTAGAAATGGGCAAAGGGGATGCTTGGATATGTAAACACATTGGTATGAGTGCTGATGAATTACTAAGGTTAAAGCAAATAACCGGATTAGCTTCTTTGTTTGCTAATAATGATTTTTCACAGAGCTGGGAGGCATCCAATGATTAGGCAATATGTCCCATATTGGTTATGGGAAGACTATTTGAATGGTATGTGGAGTAAATTAGACAAAAACCTAGAAGATGAAATGCTGCAAAAAGCTATTAATTTTACAGGTGATTGGAAAAAATACGGTGAAGCTATGGGCCAGGTTATCATTGCTTGGCCCAATACCATGATAAATTCTTTAACAAACATTTCAATTAACAGGCGTGCATTTTTAGGACATTGCGCTTGCTCATATGCTTTTAATTGCCCTGAATATATTACTCGTCAAGCATGGCATTTACTTAGTTTGCAGCAACAAATAGATGCAGATAAAATTGCTCAAGCACATATTAATAATTATGAGAAACAAGATAGAAAAATACATTCGAGATTGGGAAAGCAAATGCTATTCGAATGGGATACCTGATGAAGTTCCAAATGAAATAGATCATCTTGTCCCATCTTATAAAAGAATATGTTTTGCAATCTTAAAAAATGATTACCCATTAAAAACATTAGGGTTTTCAGAAACAAAATGTGAATCTTATAATTTACTTAAAAGAATAGAAATAAGTGCTAGACCGACAACTAAAGCAATTCAGTTAAGATTATTTAGATGAAAAAAGTTTCTTTATATAATCATAGAGCAGCAACCAATGGTACTAACCCATTAATCCCTAACATTGTTTACAAATCTTTACTACATTTATTGTCCGTTAAAGATTATACCGCCTGTGATTATATCATTCAAAACTATTCTTTAACCGATTATCAAAGGAATTTATATGACACCCAAAGAACGCTACAACGCCGCCCACAAATACAACTTTGAGCGAACATATCCGCAGGCATGGAAGGACGGACACTATGCGCCACCGCCTTATCCAAAAGTCAACACCGCCAACGGGCTCACAAAGTTTATTTGTAACTTTCTTATGTGGCACGAACACCGCGCAACAAGGATTAACAGTACAGGTAGATTGATTGACGGACTAGAGAAACAACCAAGCGGGGCAATACTTACCACAAAGAAATGGATACCAGGTAGCACGCGCAAAGGGACGGCGGATATTTCCGCAACTATAAAAGGTAGATCAGTGATGCTAGAAATTAAAATTGGCAAAGACCGTGCTTCCCCTTACCAGATAGCTGAGCAAGAACGCGAGCGCAAAGCGGGGGGATGTTATGAGTTTATTAGTACACCTGAGCAGTTTTTTGTGCTGTATGACAGTTTAATTTCGTAACTTTGTATGAGCAATCCCATTACATTTGACGGAATGAAATGGGTTTAATAATCCTTTAAAAGGGGGTGCAAATGTCCGTCAACATTTCATCCCTTTTTTTTATTATTATGAATTTCACAAGATACGCCAAACTATACCGGCCTAACGAACCGCAGCCATTCAGCTTCCATGAGTTCATTGACGAACTGACGCAGCCTAATGACCTTATACTCAAACTACGCAATGAAACAGACAAGGCAACAAAAGACACAATTAAAAAGGAGTTGCCAGGTTATGTTTTTGCGGGCGTATTTACTAACAGATCAGAACAAGGACTGCAAGAGCATTCAGGACTAGCTATTTTAGACTTTGACAAAATACCAACCGCCGCTGAATACAAACAGGCATTCAAAGACATTACCGCACTTCCATACATTGTGGCGGCATGGCGTTCCCCATCTGGTACAGGGTTCAAGGCATTGCTTAATATCCCACCGTCAACCGCAAAAGAACATACCCTACGCCTTAGAACATTTGCGGACCAATACGGTAACAAGTTCCTAGACCTTGACGCAGACGTTTGCCGTTTCTGCTTTGCATCATACGACCCGAAACCATACGTCAACGAATTTGCTGAACCGTTTAACCTTATTTTCACTGAAGAATATTTTGAACAGTCCACCGAATATTCAAACCAAGTAATCAACGCAATAAATGACGAGGACCGCGCAATACAAATACTATCTCGCTTTAGGCGTTCAACATCATTCACCGAAGGACAGCGGAATAAGTTCACTTTCAACATAGCATCGCAGTTTTGCGAATACGGCGTAACAAAAGAAAAGTGTATTGAATACCTTACCCAAAACATTTGGGATGCTGGTTTTAAGTCTGAAGGCATAAAAGCCGTACAAAGCGCATACCGTTGCCGTAAATTCAACACTAAGCAGCTAGAGGATAGGACTGCAACACATTCATTTGAATATCCTTTTGACATTTTCCCTGAAGCCATACGTGATTCAATTATGGAAGTTTCTAAGGAACTATCCCTAAATCCGATATTCCTTGCAACATCCGGACTTTGGACAATCAGTAGCTTAGCTGGCAATGCTTACGTTTCAGACTTCAACGGGCAAGGTAAAAACATTTTATTTTGTATGCTTATCGCCCCTGTTTCAGTAGGTAAAACACCCGCTTTTAAATCAATGTGCGAAGGTCCATTGTCTGATTTACTTAAAACAGAGGATGCAGACTATAAAAAACGATTTGAAGCATGGTGTGCAAAGAAACTTGAATGCGCATCCACTAAACAACCTTTTCACGATAAAAGGCCAATTCGCTTTCATCCCTTTGCCGTGGATGGTACCACTGAGGGATACATTGCCCTTTGTCAAGATCAAACCGTGGGCATGGGCGTTTATCATGATGAAGCAGAAACAATCCTAAACGCTGGCAGCTTTAAATCAAATAACGACAGTATCAGCTTTTTTACCCAAGCATTTAGTGGGGGGCGTTACACGCAAATCCGAGCGGACCGCGAGAAAGAGCGCGTAGTGGCAAATATGAATATAAACCTACTAATGGGTACTCAGCCATCCAGGTTAGCAAACATTTTTACGATGGATAAGATTGAATCCGGTTTTGCTTCACGTTTTCTTATGGTTGATAGTGACTACATTGAACTAAATACCGAATCAGATCCTTTCAGTAAAACGCGCTCAATGTGCCAACAATGGATTTCCTTAGTAACCAAACTATACCACATTAATAAAAACGCTTCTATTGAGGAGTTTGACCCTATAAAAATTGATATTACAGACGCAGCTAAGGAAAAGTACCGTAAATATCATAAGATGGGCTTAAGAGAAGCTAATGCACGAATAAACAACAAAATAGAAGGGTTTATAATTGGTACTGAAGCAAAAATGTCTGCTTATTTCCCGCGCCTTACTCAGGTAATAGCAATACTTAATAATCCTATAAAGCCTGTTATTGATGAAAATATAGTAGAACTAGGATGGAAACTTTACCGATATTATGCAGAAAATACGGTGCGCATTATTAGCAGTCTTTACAATGAGGTTGAAACAGGACTACCGCCAGACCTTGAGATGCTTTGGGAACGGTTGCCTAATGAATTTACTTACAAAGAAGCCGAGGACCTATGTAAGCGTATAGGATTGAACGAAAAACGCTTCCGGCGATCACTACGGCGAAAGGATTTTGGCAAACTATTCAAGAAACAAGAACACGGAAAATACCTAAAAATACATTAGCCCCCTAAAAAGGGGCTTTTTTATTGCCCATAATTCGCAATAGTTCGCATAAAGTTCGCATTGAAACCCAATGGTAGCGCGGATAGTTCCCATAGTTGCGAATTTTCTAGTATTATAAAAGATATACTACTACTATATAGAGAAAGAGAGAGAGTATCAAAAATGCGAACTATGCGAACTATCCAATTGTAGTAAGGCTTTCGCTCGTGTTTTGATGGGAACTTTGAGGGAATTATGGGAATTATGACGTAATTTTGGAATTGAAAATAAATACTTAACTTAGCACCATGCCAGCAGGAAGACCAAGAATATTTAACAATGAACTTGAACTAGCAAAAGCATTCGAGGAATACAAAGAATCTTTGGCTATTGAAGCTGAAAAATGGCTCAAAGTTCAATACGTTGGAAAAGACGGCCAACGCATGACCGATGCCCAAAAAGTACCCATGACTTTGGAAGGGTTCTATATTTACTGCCGCAAACATTACGGAGATATAAAGGCGTATTTTATCAATGCGGATGACGTGTACAAAGATTTTTCAACTATCTGTTCGCACATAAAGGATGAAATACGCAACGATCAGATTACGGGCGGTTTGCTAGGGTTCTACAATCCAAGCATTACCCAGCGCCTAAACAACCTGAAAGAAGCTACCGTTAACGAGCATACAGGCGCAGACGGCGGCCCGATACAACACGCTTACGATTTATCCAAAGTATCTGACGGCGCACTAAAAGAACTACTCAATGCTGCAACTGCCGCCAATAAACCAGATTAGGGCTGAATTGTGCAAACGGTCATTCTATGAGTTTGTCCAATACTTTTGGGACACAATCATAGCCGAGCAACCTATATGGAACTGGCACATAAAATACCTCTGTGATGAACTGCAACAGGTAGGAACCAAAGTAGCTAACAGGGAGCAAAAGGACTACGATTATATCATTATCAACGTTCCACCTGGTTCATCCAAGTCAACAATTATATCTGAAATGTACCCGCTTTGGTGCTGGACTATTGACCCAACGCAAAGATTTATTTGCGGTTCCTATGCAAGCACACCCGCCGAGGATATTAGTGAAAAATGCTACAATATCTACAAATCGGATAAGTTCATGCAACTTTTCCCTGAATTGGTAAAAAAGTCAACAGGCGGTAAAACAGGCTTTACAAATGGACTCCTAGGGGAAAGGTACACAACTTCAACAGGCAGTGGAATTACAGGTATACACGCCCACCAAATTATATTGGACGATCCAATGAGCCCGGCGGTTAGTGCTTCACTTGTGGAGCGAACCGTGGCAAACAAATGGGTATCTGAAACAATATCTAGCCGTAAGGTTTCAAACGACATAAGCGTTGTTATTATCGTAATGCAGCGATTGCATGAACTAGACACAACAGGCTATTTGCTATCAAAGAAAGACCTTAAAATAAAGCATATTTGCATACCCGCCGAGGTTTCAAAGGATATTAACCCCCCTGAATTGGCGAAGTATTACACTGATGGTTTATTTGACCCGATAAGGCGCAACCGTGAAAGCCTTAACACCACCAAAACAGATTTGGGTAGTTATGGGTATGCTGGTCAAATGATGCAGCGGCCTGCACCTTTAGAGGGTGGAATGATTAAAAAGAATTGGTTTCCAATTATTGAACGTGCCGAGGTACCGCCGGGCGTTGTTAACTTTTACTTAGACCCAGCTTATACGGCAAAGCAAACCAATGACCCAACAGGAGCACAGGCTTACATTGCTGCAAATGGGAATTTGTACATACTTTTTTCCACAAGTGTATGGAAGGAATTTCCAGACCTTTGCGCATGGCTGCCTGAATGGGTAAAGCAGTGGGGTTATACAAACCAATCTAGGATAAGGATTGAACCGAAAGCAAGCGGCAAAAGTATTGTACAACAGATAAAAAGTACAACAGGATTAAACGTTATTGAGGATCAAGCCCCAAAGGATGACAAGGTAACGAGGGTTAACAGTGCTTCGCCAAAGATGGAAGCGGGGCGGGTGTTCTTGGTGCGCGGTTCATGGAATGAAGCCTACTTAAACCAAATGGCATCATTCCCTAACGGGGTGCATGATGACGAGGTGGATTGTACAACGGCGGCCATTGAGAACGAATTGAATAAGCCGAAATTCGTTGTATCGGTTTTTTAGTTTAATTTAGCACAAACTTATAACATGGCATCATTGTTAGACCGCTTACGCGCTTTTATCAACCCTACCGGCAACATGGCCGCTCAATTTGCAATCAATAGAGGCATAGCTACCTGGCAGGGTCAAGATAGTAACTCATTCGTAAAAGACGGATATTCGGCAAACGATATAGTCTATTCTGTTTGCCATTTAATTACTGACCGCGCTAAGGTTGCGCCGTGGGCTGTTTACAAAGAGAAAAACAAAGCTAAGGCCAAACAATACAAGGCACTCATGAAGTCCCCCGACAAGATTGAGGACTGGCACTCAATTGAGCAGTTGAAGAATGAAGCCTATGAGGTTTACGAGGGGGATGCTAGGTTAAATGAACTACTAACCTACCCGAATGAAGAGGACACATGGGCCGACTTGATTGAAGCATGGTTAACGTTCAAGCTAGTTTGCGGTAATGCATTCATATACGGAAAACGTATCGAAGCGGGTGCAAACGAGGGTAAGCCCTTGACACTAACTGCACTACCTAGCCAATTTATGAGTATCTACGCCGACATTCAGGCGTTTCCAGCCGTTAAGACAGGTTATCAACTTTACATAGGCCGTTTGGTTGAATTTACTTTGGCCGAGGTGTTGCAAGATAAATACGTGAACCTGCAATGGGATGCAGTAGGTGGTGAGTTGTACGGGATGAGTCCACTCAAGGCGGCGGCCAAGAACCTTACGCGCTCAAATGAAGCTAAGACGGCGGCAGTTGCTCAGTTCCAGAACGGCGGCCCTGATGTTGTGATGTATATGGATGATCATAGGTTTGACCCTGTTAACGGTTCGGATCAAGTAGAAGCCATGAAGAAAAAACTAGCTGAAAATGCGGGAGCAAAGAACAAGGGCAAAGTAATAAATTCAGGATGGAAAGTAGGCGTACACAAGATAGGACTAAGCCCGGTGGACTTGAATATCATTGAGAGTGAGAAATGGGACATGAGGGCCATTGCCAATATCTACGGCGTACCTAGCCAACTGCTCAATGATGCGGAGGGTAAGACCTACAACAACGTGAGAGAGGCGCAAAAAGAGTTGATTGTTCGCGCCGTGCTGCCATTGTTGGTAGCTGCAAGGGATAACTTCAACAGGATGCTGCACACCCATTGGGGGTACAAAGGGACGGGCATAATGGTTGACTTTAGTTTGGATGCTTACCCTGAATTGGTGGCAGACCGCAAAGACCAAGTGGAATATCTTAATACGGCGTGGTGGCTTAGTCCCCAACAAAAGAATGACATTTTGGGAATTAGAACACCTGACTACATTGATTCTGCTGATATGCAGCGTTTATACATTCCAAACAATATTGCACCAATTGACGATTTCCCGCAGCTATGAGTTACCGCCAAACATACAACGCCGCCCGCAAACATTACGCACCTATCTTTGAACAGATAATCCGTGAACAGTTTGAAGCATTGCTATTGGGCAATGAGCCTGACATGGTAAAGCTGCAAGCGGCCTTGACTAGCATACATACTACGTTAGGGGTACGGATGGCAAAGCGCACCAAAGAGCAAGTATTGAAGCGGGCGCAAAAGATGACAGACGCGAGCCGCTATGAATTAGTTGTGTTGCAGTACCTTGAACGTATGGGCTTAAGCCAATTGGCCGCCGATATTACAGACACAACCCGCGAACAGTTGCGGGCCATTCTTCTACAACAGGCAGAAAACAACCTTACCACTTCACAGGTAATGACATTGATTGAAGCGCGAGGATTACCACGTTGGAGGGGTGAACTGATTGCCCGTACTGAAACTAGTCACGCAGCCAATGTTGGGTCAATGGTAGGTGCATTGGACACAGGGTTGAAGTGCCGTAAAGAATGGCAATCGGCACAGGACAACCGTACCAGACGGGAACCGCGCGATACAACAGACCACCTACACATGAACGGCGTAACGGCTGAAATGGATGAGAATTTCCAAGTGCCATCTAAAATGGGTAGTGACGCAATGTTGCACCCAGGTCAACCAGGCGCGCCGGCCGCTCAGGTTTGTAATTGCCGATGCAATGTAGCTTTCATCCCACAACGAGATGCCAATGGACGCTTGATTAAACTAGCTGACCAACCGCCGCTGAATGGCAATGTGGCTTTCATCTACCAAGCATTGAATAACGTTACACTGTTGCAGATACAACAGGCGGTTGGGGCGTTATTATCCCAATAGCACCATAAGCGCAATAAAGCCTAAAACTAGGGTAGTAAGTACGGTGTAGTCTGTTTTGTTGAGGTGGTAATTGTTCATAGTGTTTTGTTTATTGCCAGTTATCAATAGATGTACATAAGTTAGGACTTGCAATATCTTTTGAATTATAATTTGTGTAGATAGTACCAATTGGGCAAAGTGCACTAGGCTTTACTACCCACCCGTTGAATGTATATACTACAGGGCCATTAATTTTTGGATGGTATTTACTTTGCTCATCAAATACTATTGCAATATCAATTGGGTTCATTACAATATGATGCTCTATTTTAGTAAATCTGTTTAGTTCTGCGTATTCAATTATTTTATTTAATGCTTTTGTGTAGTTCATAGTGTTTGCGTTTTAGGCGGCTAACTTACAACACCCATCCCAACCAATAAAAAATATTTTTGCAACATTGTTGCAATTTCATAACTTTGGGAACATGAACGGATGGAACGACATACCAGATTATGAAGGACTTTACCAAATTAGTATTTATGGTGAAGTTAGGTCTTTAGACAAAAAAGTCGAAGGCCGAAAAGGAATAATCAAAGGTAAGTTAATGAAGCAAGGGGACAATGGGCGCGGGTATAAAAATATCATGTTAGTAAATGAACAAGGTAGAAAATTGCATTACGTTCATAGATTAATGGCATTAACATTTTTGCAGCCGATTGATAACAAGGAATTTGTCAATCATATTGATGGCAATAAGTCAAACAATAATATTTCTAATCTAGAGTGGTGCGATAGAAGCGAAAACATGCTACACGCAAATAGTATCGGTCTTTGTCCACAATACGATAGAAGCGGTAATAAAAACCCCGCAACTAAAATAGTACTAGATATTGCTACGGGCGTTTATTATGATACTATGAAAGAAGCTGCTAATTTATACGGAATATCAGTAGGTTTTTTATCTGGTATGCTTAACAATAGGATTAAAAACAAAACAAACCTAAGATATGTCTAACATTCAGTTAAAGGATATTTCTGGCTCTGTTTCTGATATTGACGAACAAGCAAGAACAGTCAAAGCGGTTTGGGCGCATTTTGGGAATGTTGACCATGACGGCGATATAATTATCCCTGAAGCAGTTGTTAAGACTATTCGCGAGCGTGGGCCTTTAGGTAGTAAAAGTATTTGGTCTTTGACGGATCATAACGCTTGTTTAAAGTCTGCCATCGGTAAGCCTAAAGAGTTGTACGTTGAAGGCAACAACCTTATTGCTATAACTGAAATAGTAGATACTGAATGGGGCGAAGATGTGATAAAAATGTATCAATCTGGCATTATTCAAAGCCATTCAATTGGTTTCTCTACAATTAAAGCAGACTGGCAGGATAATTCACAACAGGTAAGAATTATAAAAGAGTTGAAGTTATATGAAGGTTCAGCCGTTCTTTGGCCTGCAAACGATATGACACCTACATTGGGAGTTTATAAAGGGGCAATGACAAAAGAAAGTGCAAGCGAAAGATTGACACTTCTTTTAAAGGAAATAAAAACAGGAAGTTATTCCGATAGCACATTCGAGTTATTGGAACTACAAATAAAGCAAATCCAATCGTTACTTACCACTCAAGCCGCGCAAGCACTCGAGCCGGATTATACGAAGCAGATAAGCGAGGAACTATTAAAATTACACCTTAAACTTATTTAAAAATGAGCCAAGAAATTTTGGACAGCGTTAAATCATTAGGCGCATCCATCGACACCGCAAAAGCAGAAGCTATCAAAGCTGGTAGCAATGCAACAGAAGCCATTAAATTGGCAAACGAATTAAAGAGCAAAGTTGACGGGTTGACTTTCTCTACCCCTGAAGATGTAAAAGCTGCAAAAGATGAAATGCAAGCGCAGTTTGACAAATTCGTAACAGAGGGCAAAAAAACAACCAATGTAACTAAAGGCTTCAAAACCGAATTAGCCGAAAACATGAAGCAAGCCTCAGACGGTTTTGCTAAGATGGCTAAAGAAGGTAAAGGCAGCCGCGTTGACTTTGAACTAAAGGCCGTAGGTGATATGACCTTTGCAAACAACTTCAGCACCGCCGATACTAGCGTTACTTTTGTACGTCCTGGTATTATCGAATTGCCTAAGCGCAAGTTGCACCTTAGGGAGTTATTGGTAAGTGGTGGAATGGGAGCCAAATCTAACTTTGACTACGTTAAAGAGATTGCAGGCGAGGGTTCAATTGCTCCAGCAGCCGAAGGTGCTACCAAAGCACAAATTGACCTTGATTTGCAAGAATCTAGCGTTAAAGCAGAATGGATTGCCGGCTTCTTGCGTATTTCTAGGAATATGCTTGATGACGTTGAAGGTATGACTACTTTCTTAGGTAGCCGTTTGCCTGAATTGCTTTTACGTGCTGAAGACACTCAAATTTTGAGCGGTAACGGTACAAGCCCGCAATTATCAGGTATTACCAATACAGGTAACTTTACCGCGTTTGGTGGTGCTGCAACAATTGACGTTGAGCAATTGGTTCAAGCGATTAGCCAATTGGAGGGTTATGATAGAGAAGCTACAGGCATCTTGATTAACCCATCCGATTATTACAACATCATGTTAACTAAGGCTAGCGGATCAGGCGAGTATGACTTCCCATCTTTGGTGAAGATTGAGAACGGTGCAATGTATATTGCGGGTGTTCCAGTGTTCAAGTCTACTGCAATGACCGTTGACAAGTTCTTGGTGGGTGATTGGGCAATGGGTGCAAACCTTATCTTCCGTGAGCCTGCTAAATTGCAGTTCTTCTTTGAAGATGGTACTAACGTTCGTGAGAACAAAGTGACCGTAAGAATTGAAGAGAGAGTAGCGTTACCTATCTACGGTGACAACTACTTCGTGTACGGTGATTTTGGAAACGTAGCATAGTGTTTAGTTTAATAATACTTGAAGGCCCCTTTAATTAGGGGCTTTCTTGTTTCAATACATTTGTGTAACTTAGCAATATGAAAATACAAATCATAAGCAGATATACCGATACGCAATTAAAGCGTAAGGTAGAAGCGGGCGAAGTCCTAACCGTTGACGCTGACCGCGCCGCCGTTATCATTGGCAAAGGGTTTGCCGTTGAGATTGCAGAAGTAAAGGCGATGGAAGCCGAATCCCCTAAACAAGAGCAATCGCACGTACCTAAACCAGAGCGCAAACATACCCCTAAAGCTAAAAAGAAATAACCATGCCATACAGTTACGTTATAGACAAAACCATTACGGATGTTGGTACGCCTACGGAACCTGTTACATTGCAGCAAGCAAAAGACTATTGCAGGATAAGCGGAAGTAGTGAGGACACGTTGATAACCGCATTGATTACCGCTGCAAGGGAAGCTATTGAACGTGCGACAGGGCTTTGCATTGTGGAAAAGGAAGTGGCGATTACGTTCTGCAATGACAATGGGGATTTTGACTTTACCATTGGGCCTTACAAGTCTGATTTTGTGCTAAAGGATGAAGAAGATACTACTATTGTTGCAGCCGATTACAGGCTAATTGGGTATCAGTTCCCGACACTTCGCGCACCGGCTTACTCAATACTGAAAGCAACCTATGTGGCGGGATATACCACCGTTCCAGAAGATTTGATTACGGCTATAAAGGCACAAGTCAACTACAACTATGAGAATAGAGGCACTAACATTGACGCGTTAGGCTTTGCGCCTATTGTATCTGTTATTTGCCAACGTTGGACACGCAAAAGCCCTGTATTATGAAACTAAGCACGCAAAGACAAATAGCAGCCGAGGACTTGAAGGAACGGATCACAATTGTGAGTTACACCGTTGCGAGTGATGGCGAAGGTGGTACGACACAGACGCAATCTACAACTAACACCGTGTGGGGGCAATTAACGCCGCTTAGTCAATCGCGTGCATTGAATGAAATGCAGTTAGCTTTCAATAAAGCCGTGAGGGTTTATGTGCGCTATCCTTGTGTTATTACCACGGATGACAAGATATTATTTGACGGTGAATATTATACTATCCACTCCATTTTGGACATAGATAACCAGCACCAATATTTAAAGATTATCGCGTATGTTTAGCGGCAAAATAGACGGGCTTGATGGACTTGCTAACAGGTTTGCAAAACTTGAGAAAGTATTGCAGCAAGAAGTTAGCGAGGAAATGAGCGCGTCCGCTTTGACCATTCAGCGCGATGCTGCTAGGCGTGCGCCGCGTAACCTTGGAAAATTGGCACAAAGTATTCAGATTGACAATACACAAGCATTATCTAAGACGGTGTTTGCAACTGCAAGCTATGCGCCTTACATTGAGTTTGGCACAGGTGGGCAGGTTTCTATTCCCCCAGGATGGGAAAGCGAAGCCGCCGCGGCAAAGGGTAAAGGCGGCAAGTTCAAGGATATGCTACTAGCTATCCGTGATTGGTGTTTGAGAAAGGGTATAGACCCAAAAGCGGCTTATCCTATTGCGGTTTCGATACTTCGCAAAGGCATAAGGCCTCAACCGTTCTTTGTTCCTGCTTATGAAGCTGAAAGGCCAAAACTTATTCAACGTATTAAAAACCTACTGAAATGACCAACCCAATACCAGCGATAAAAAAATACTTATACACTGCCATTGGTGCGGCCACTAGCTTGACCGTTTATGATGGCATTGCACCCGATACGGATGATAATGAATATATTGTATTGACAGGCCGAAGCGGTACGCAATTGCAAGGTAAAACAGGGTTTTCGAGCAACGTGAATATTACAGTGGACGTTGTTACGCGCGGATCATTCACAGGGTACAAACGCAGTGAAGAGATAGCGCAATTGATACTTACCGCGTTGGATAGCAATACAAGTATAACACTTTCAACGGGACAAGCTACTTCGCTTTATTTGGCTACTATAACCAATTTAGACGGACTTAATCCGTTAGATAATGTGTTCAGAACGATAATCACTTACAATGTAATTATTAGTGGATAATTTGGAAGTATAGAAACTGTTTTGTAGGTTTGAAGCCTAAACACAAACACTATGAATGCGAATGAACTAAGGATTGGCAATTGGATTATTGAATATGGCATAGATTATGTCATGGATAATAAGATTATTGATAGGGATGATAAACAGTTTATAATTGTTGATTGTCATGTAATAAAAGAACTGCAATATGAAACTGAAAATTCTGTTTTATATGCACCCATTCCCCTAACCCCCGAAATACTAGAGAAATGCGGGTTTGAGAAAGTAGATGATGGCATCAGTCCGTTTTATAAATTAATAATTTCTAAGACAGAAGTAATATCAATAGAAGATGATTGGTCTTTAGGCTTAAATGCAAAAAACGAAAAAAGCACACAAGGTTACGCTACTAATGCAAATATTTGCCAATACCTCCACCAACTTCAAAACCTATACTACGCACTTACAGGTCAAGAACTAACATACCAACCATGAGATACGATATTTTCCAAATGATAAAATTGGTTTACTATTCTTGGTATTCATTATATAAATCAATACGCAAGCAACCTACCAACCATGACCCCAAACCCCGACACGCTCAAAGCCATTATCCTGCAAGCCATGCCCATTGACTACAAATGTAGGTTCAATGAGATGAAGCTGAAAGTAAGGCGCGAAAAATTATTGGATGAATTATTGAAATATTGTAGTAATTTAGCACAAAACCAAATACAATGGCAGAAACAAGAATTTCAGGACGTGACTATATCATGACCGCCGATATTGATAACGATGCAACCTTTAAGGTTATTGCTTGTTTAACTAGCAATACATTCACTTCAAAAGCGGGTACAATTGACGGTACTAGCAAATGCGGGAACCTTATGACACAAGGGCCAGACTTTGACCAGTCTTTCAAGGTTGAAGGCTTTGCCATTGACGAGAGCGGCACACCGTCCAAAGACAGTTACAGGCAACTATACGCAGCACACGCGGCGGGTACTGCTTTTAACGTTAAAATGGGCCCAGCGGTTCCAACTACCGGCGATGTTGTTTATTCAGCTAGTATTTTCATTAGCGATTGGGATTTGAAAGCAGATGACAAAGACGATGTTAAATTCAGCGCAACATTTACCGTAAGCGTACCACCTGCAACCCAAACTGTAACCGCGTAGTATGTTTAAACTAAAGAACGGCAAAACCCTGAAATGGTGTACTTTTGCCATGATGCAATATTGTGAGAGACAGGCCGTTGATTTAAGCGGCCTGCTTGAACAGTTAGCGTCTTTGCAGTTAAATATAAAAACACTTGTAGCAATGGTTATCGCCGCGTCCGATGGTTCATGGGATGAAGCAGCCATTTGCGATTGGATTGACGAGAACGGCGGCATATTCGCTAAGGATGGCGAAGTTGTGGACTTTGTTAACTACGTGCTGAAAAATACCGTAGTCAATCAATCAGAGCCTATTGAGATGGCACCAAGCGAAGAAAAAAAAAGCGTAAGCCTTTAACGTGGGATGATGTGTTAATACGCGCCGTTGAGGCTGGTATGACCATTGAGCAGTTTTGGGATGCAACGTGGAAAGAATTTCAAATATATGTGTTAGCATACGAGCGGCGTGAGATACTAGAGTTAAGACGGTCACGTTCAATAGCATTTATGATATACCGAACAGGCGGCGGAACGGAAGATAAGATTGAAAGGTTTTGCCCGTTACCCGGCGACCCTAAAGCACCTGAACGCGTGCCAGTTGATCCGAAAGATTATGCTCGAATATTCAATATGTATAAATAGCCCCGTGTTGGGGCTTTTTTCGTAATTTAGCACAAACGCAAAAGAATGGCCGACCAACAAACGCTCGCAATTGTAATTACTGCAGAAAATGCGCAAGCCGTTGCGTCATTGAATAAATTGCAGAAAGAGCTAGCCGATTTTGAGAAATCGTTTAAGAAGTCAATGAATGCTGATGACGTATTAAAATTCAGCAAAGCCATTGAGGACACTAAACGCAAGATGGAGGTATTGAATAACCAAGTCAATCCACTATCTAAAATAACCATAGGCAGCAACCAAGCAGCCCAAGCCCTTACCAACGTTGGCCGTGTGGCGCAGGACTTACCGTTTGGCTTTATGGGTATTCAGAACAACTTGAACCCATTACTTGAATCATTCCAACGGTTGAAGGTAGAAACAGGCAGCACCAAAGGCGCGTTAACTGCATTGGGTAGTAGCTTGATTGGCGCGGGTGGTATTGGGTTGGCTTTGAGTGTAGCTTCTAGTGCGTTCTTGTTGTTTGGTGACCAACTATTTGCGACAGACAAGAAAGCCCAAGCGGCAAAGAAATCTATTGAGGATGTAACGGCTTCTATTGCTAAAGACGCAGCACAAGTTGAGGTTCTTGTGCAACAATATAAAAACAGTAACTTATCATTAGGGCAAAGGGAAAGTATTATTAAGCAATTGAATAATATTGCCCCAGAATACTTTGCAGGGCTGCAAGCTGAAACAACTAGCTTCGAGCAGCTAACAAAGGCATCCAACGAATATACCGCATCCCTTACTAATCAGATTAAAGCCAAGATATTAGGCATTCAGCTTGAACAAGTTTTGACCGATAAGATGAAAGCCCAAGCGGAGCAAGCTAAGGTATTGGCACTGCAACAGGACTACAACCTAAGGAACAAAACAGGACGGACGGACGCAACAGGTAGCGGTGAATTGGCTAACAAGCTAAAAGGGTACGAGAAAGAAGAAAACTTTTTAGTCAATCAAATTGCTTTGCTTACCAAGGTAAAGGATTTGACTAAGCAAGACAAATCAAGCGCGGACGTTTCTAGTTCAAATATTGCATTCAAGCAACCCAAAGTTGACCCGCGTCCATTGCAAGAAATGGTTGCCGTTAATGCTGAATTAAAAGAGCGGTTAACATTGCTTTCTGCTATTTCAGACCAAATGCAAAAGCAGGCGCAAAAAGAGAAAGAAAAAGCATTTTTCAATATTGGCGGTGTTGCACCACAAAAGACACAAGCCCTTGCAGCCTATGACCAAAAAGAAGCTGAAAACAAGCAGCGTTTATTGGGTATTGAGCAGAGCCGATTGGCATCTATTGACGCAATGAATAAAAAGCTATCCGATCAAAAAGCATTGGCACAAGGGATAGGCAATAGTTTTGCTAATTTATTCCAAACCCTAGCAGCAGCGGACAACCCATTCGAAGCATTATCTAATGCGGCAAAACAGTTGGTTATTGACTTAGCAGCAGCGGTGGCGCAAATGCTTATTATTGATGCTATTTCGGCGGCATTAAACCCTGGAGCAGCGGCGGCAAAGAAAGCGGGGGGCGCAGTAGGGTCTATAATAGGCGGTGGGGAGAAAAGCGGAGGCGGGTTCTTTGGTAAATTATTGGGTTCTATTTTTAAATTTGCCGATGGTGGAATAGTTAGTAAACCAACGTTTGGCATGGTGGGCGAAGCGGGAACGGAAGCGATACTCCCATTGGATAGGTTTCAAGGTATGTTAGCCCAATCGTTCCAAATGGGTAGCGTAAGCGGTAATGGTGGCGGTACTCAAACAATAGTATTAGATACTCAAGTAAGAGGCAACGACCTTTGGTTTATACAAAGAAAAACAGATTTTAGCAGAGGATTAAAAACAGGGGGATAATTTATGGCATACGGCAAACGTTATCAATCGCAATCATTCGCGAAGTCTAACAAGATGTTCACGGCGGAAATTTACGAAAAGGACTATTCAGGCCCATTCGATAACATTTCAGCGGGGCTTATGCCATTTGAGCAAAATGTGTTGGCTAGTAGCGATGATCCGTTTGAGCCGTTATTGGCTAGTGAATTGCGCACTAACCTTGACATTACCGACTTCACAGGAACAATACCCGACCTAACTACAAGGGACGATAAAAAATACCATGTGAAGTTAAAGGCGGGCGCGGCACCTGATGCCAATGAATCCATAATCATGTGGAAAAACTACGAGAGTACAAGCCCTGAAAACCTAGACTGCAATTTTCAAATATATGTAAACGGTCAGTCTGTATTGTTTGAGTTTTTCAATAATACGGGCGAACTGCAAGTTAATGCAACCGATACGGTGCGCCTTGAGTGTGCGGTGTTTTCTACGCCGTCTGGATTGCCCATTGTTGGTGCGGGGTGGCGTTTGATTGTCAAAGAGGATGGTGTTACAGTGTTTGACACAACAGACCAAAATCCAGCGGCAATTAGTGCAATTAACTACACCTTTGTAGCGGGGTACCAGAAAGTTTATACCGTACTTTGTTACTCTTACCAGATAGGGGATGACAGTACCACCATACCAGTCAACACTATTTACGATATATTTCAAGGGTTTTTGCTAACAGACGATACAAGCCTATCATTTAGCAGCGGCCGTAAGTTCCTAGACTTGTCATTCGTTGACGGGTTAGGTATGCTTAGGTCAATACCTTACGAACAGAACTACGCCGTAGATAGTGTTACACCGCAAAATGGTGCGGTCATGGTGGATATTAACACTACTCAAACGCTATTGGAGGTTATTTTGCAATGCTTGAATAAGCTAGACCTACCAGACGGCTTTGGCTTAAATATAGCCTGCAATATCTACGCGTCTGGGATGGATGAGGATATAGACGTATTTAGTCAAATAGACTATTATAGACGCAACTGGCAGAATAGTGACCTTACTTGGATGGATTGCCATTCGGTATTAACTACCATTTGCAAGTCATTCGGGTGCCAGATATTCCAAGCTAACGGCGAATATTGGATAGTCAATATCGAGGAAAGAGCGGGGGGAACTTTGCGTTATTTCAAATATCTGCAAGACGGCACATTCGTAAGCCTAAACACAAACGACCCAAGCCGTTCAATTGTACCTTATACGCCGGGCGTTGACCATTATTTTATTAATGGCGACCAAGCTAAGATAATACGCAAAGGGTTCCCGGTCATTGAGATAAACAACCAATACACTTACGCGCCTAATTTGATTGATAATGGTAACTTCAAGCGTCCTGCAACAATAGGAACGGAAGCGGTTTATAATTGGCTTAAAAATGCCCCAGTTGGAAGCGTTGTTGTTGGTTCATTGGGGGACTATGTTTCTTTGGAACTTAACACAAGCGGCTCAAGCACCACATACGTAAGCCCGCAAAGTACGGGCCGTATTTATGCCAATGACCAACTTACACTATCATTCTTGACGGATGGTAACACACCTATTGGGGCTTATCCTGTTTTAAGGCTGCAAATGATAGCCGTTGACTTAGGGGCGGGTACAAGCTACTCACTAAACCAAGACAAAAACTGGCAGGCGGGCGCGTCTGGAATATACCATTTTGTTACAGGTAATACCACCAACCTTTACGAGCGCATAACAATAAGCACACCGCCTGTACCAATATCATGCACCATTTACCTTGAATTTGCCGTGGTGGCGGGTGGTGTGACAATGAATAATACAAGCATTGCCGATGTAAGCCTAACAGTTGAAAGCCCTTATTTGTCAAAGACAGCCAAAGGATATTCGGACTTTTTAAGCCAATACAAGCGCACACAGGACGTTGTTATGGGTGTGCAACAGGATGCGAATATAGCACAAGTAGGAGCAATGGTAAACGTTACAGGGGCAAGCCAAAGGGATTGGCAGGTATGGGGTAGTTGGTACAAGTACGGAACGGCTACAACATTCAGTAATTTACCCCGCCTTATCCTGCAACAATACATCAATATCCAATCCGCCGCGCAAATAAATATGCAGGGCAATGTATCAAGCATTTTCAGCGCAAACGGGCCAATATCATTGATAACTAAATTCGATGTGCAAGATACCACCACATTGCTACCCGTTA